GTGGCAAAATTGACCGAGATGCCAGCGGGGAGCGAGCCAGTCAAACCAGAGGTTGAGCCACCACCGATGTAAGTTCCACCGCTAGAGGCAGACCAAAGGCCGAAGTAGGAGATGCCACCTGACTCGGCTGGCAGGCTGGTGAAGGTCTGCGAGTTGGTCGAGGCTTCTGAGCCACCCGACGCAGCGCCGAAGGTAATCGACTGACGAGCGTATGAGCCGCCCGTGATTTCGCTCGCACCCGTCTGCCCAGGCGTGGCGGAGTGGAGACTGAGGTAGTAAGTGGTCGAGGGGACAAAGACTGCGGCGATTGCCGTGTTCTCTGAAGCCGCTGCTAGTAATGCCATGATTGCTCCTTAGAGGGGCGATTCGCCCTTGTTGATTGCGCCCTGTACTTCGTCAAGTCGCTTACCGATTTTTACGTCATCAATGCGCTGACCAGTCTCAACTTCCCAGCGAGAATCGGCACGTGCTTCCAGCGCCGCTGAACCCTTTACGCTCTTAGGCTGTAGACCATCCTTACGCAGTCGCTTGTAGGCGGCCACGTCTTTGTGCATAACGGCAGTCTCAACTTCAGTGTTACGCACGTTCGAGCGAGTAGGCATAGCCGAGCTGGAAAACGAAACGCCAGCGGCCTTACATCCAAAGCAGTCAGGGTTACATACGCCTGTGTTGTGTCTCTTAGCGGTCATGCTATACAGCCTCCATACCCAGCGTTCGTCAAAGCCGTTTGCTCTGCCGAGGTGATTACTGTGGGTGTCATATACACTTTAGTAATCCACGGGTTCTGAGATACGGCGGTGTGGGTAGGCTCAGGCGGTGACTGCGTGTAGTCGATGTAGTACGAGGTCGAGTACGGCGCAGACGGGTCCCACGGATTGTACGGGTACGGGATGTTCGTATTCGTTACAGGTACGACATTGCCGCTGAGATCAAACCCGTTAGGCGTGTCCTGAACAAACGTGCCGTCGCTTAGCGCAAATACATAGATGTAACGCTTGCGATTGGGAAAGTACCTGAACAAACGATTAGCCAGCCCGCCCTCCCAAGGAAGGATGGCTGGGTTATCGTATGCGACAGGTGGAGTGAATGTTGCCACTCCGGACTACTTTCGGCCTTGTGCTCCGAGTTGCATCGCAGCCAAGGTATCAACCAGGTTGTTACCACCCGTGGTCTGAATCTCAGGGCGTGGCATAGTCGCTTCACCGACAGGCATATTGATACGGTCGCCACCCATCTGGCTCTGCTCAAGCAGAGTAGTGGGGCGCATATCAATAACGAATCCGTCCTTCTTGGCGTCTACGCTGTATACGGCATCCATACGACTTGGCATTACATATCTCCGTAGGTCTTGAAGGGCATTACTTCGGGCTGAATAGCAGACGAGCCGTACTCAATCTTGGTGATGCCCGTAATCATTGGAGCCATGAAACCGTCGCGGTTCGTGTTGGCTTCCATGCCACGGTTAGCTGGGCCGTTCGTAGTCTGAGAAGTGATGTTCGGTGGGATGATTCCAGTGTCCACCGTGTTGGCTGCGGTAGAACGGATGAACTCCATACCTACCTGGGGAAATGCTGCGCGTGATTCCATTACATCCACCTTGCGTCTGTCATGTCACAGCATCCGCAGTAGCAAGGGTCTGAGGTTTCGCCCTTTACTGCCTTAGCGTCGTTTGCCTTAGCAGCAGCAACGCGGTCAAATGTGCGACCAGGAATTGGGTCAGCGGCGTCTAAGCCGCGAGTTAGGCCGAGGCCCGTGGGGGTTGTCATGCTTGCTCCGATGAGTCGGGGAATTCTTCCGATGTGTACTGATCCCGTAGGGGGACGAGTACGCCGTGACTGTCTGTTAGACGCCCGCACACAAGACAGTGGATTTCATCAATCCCTGCTTGTACGTCACGCGAACCGCAATTCGCGCAACTGCGTGGCCACGGCATACTCGCCCCTTACTTGGTTGCTTAGACCAGTGGTGAGCCGGACTCACCCAAGTCGATAGCAGGCTCGTAGGTCGTACCAGTTCCAGCGGTGGTGCTGATGTCGCCACCGAGGGTCGAGGCAGACTCGATGCGGTACAGTGAAGCCTGACGGAACACGCCGTAAGCACCCAGCCAGTACCAACCGAGTGGCACGAAGCGGCGCAGGCGGTCGGTGATAGGACCAGGAACAACGTGTGGGAACGCGCCGTTGCCGTCAATCATCGAGTACGCCTTGGCGAGAGCCTGACGACCGAGGATGAACGTACCGTAGACGTTCGTGGACGAAGAACCAGCACCCTGGTAAACAGGAGCGCGAGGCGTTTCAATCCAACGGACACCTTCGTAAGCACCCAGCTCACCCGTCCAGATTTCACCTGGCTGAGCGTAGACGTGAGGCGCACGCCATCCCTGAACGTTCGAACCAGCAATGGTTTCGCCCTGGAGGTCGGCAACGAGGTCGGGGTGGATGTAACCAACGTACATACCGCCGAACGTAGGAACGTTCTGCGAACGCAGGCGAGCACGAGCAACACGGATGTCAATCGAAGCAAGCGTGTTGGTAGCGGCCACAGCCGAACGAGCAGCAACGGCGGTCTGGATTGCCGAAGCACCAAGACCCGAACCGAAGGCAACGTTAGTACCGCCGTCAAGTGCAGCACGAGCAATCGTGTCCAACGAAACACCAGCGTTGTAACCAACCACGTTGGCAACTACTGGGTCGATGTCCACGAACGAGGTTCCACGGAGCTTGGCGGTGGTGAGCACGGCATTACCGTATTCGGCCAAGGTCAGCGTTACCTGCGAGTCCGAAAGAGCAACGGTTGAAACGTCGCTGGTTTCGGTCAAGGCTGATGCCGAGATGGGGAGGTCGTTTACAATGGTGAACGCGACTGAAGCACCAGGCATCGACTGAGCGGTGGGCTGGACATCAGCGGCGGCGTCAAAGTACAGTTCTGGGCGAAGGGCGAAATACGCCAGTCGGTCATACGCTGCCTTTGAAAAATCAAGGGTACCAGACCCTGTGTAGGCATCAGCCATAATGGATGTTTCCTTTCAGGAAGTTGAAAGGCTTAGTACATCCCCGTGGTAGAAACTCCGACCTTACGGCCCAAGTCTCCGGCTGCGATTCGCATGACTTCATCTACGCTAGATGCGCTCGCCAATGCTGCGTAATACTCCTGCTGGGGGTCTGGTAAAGCACCAACCGAACCAATAGTTGCACCTTGCGCCCGGCGAAGGGCTTCAAGCTCAGGGTCATTCGATGGTTCTACTGCCTGTGGCTGTGCTTCCAAAATACCGTATTCGCGGGCCTTTTCGCGGATCGCGTCGAGGTCTGCTTCGCCCTTGTAGGCGTCCCGGAAAAGATTTCCGAGCGGTGAATCTGGAATACCTGCCTTGGCTAATAGGACTTCACGCTTTGAGTTCTCAAGTTCATGGCGCATTGCGTCCAGTTCCTTGCGAGCCTTCTCAGCTTCACGCAACTGCTTCCGAATGTTCGGGTCTAGCGGCTGGTTCTGCTGTTCTGCTTCTTCAAATTCGTCATCGTATGCCATGCAATCGCTCCTTGCGGGTACGCACTTTGCCAGAGGTTAACAAAGCGGGAATTCGGTTAATGCACGCTGGTACGCACTAGGGTTGTGCAACCCCTAGCGGGTTTGGGGACCAGCGCACCTGCGGCCAAACAGGGCCAATCACCTATACAGATTGTACATCAGGGTTGTATCAATGTTACGCTACGTGCGGGCTGAGCCTAAACCAACGATACCCTTGGCGCTCTCGGCGTAGCCACCACCCTTTTCAAACGGTGCGGTCTTAGCCTGCTCAGCACGGGCGACTTGCGTTTCGGCGGCAACTTGGTTGATGCCGCCGAAGCCTGCCAACTGCGAGGCAAGAAGCGTATTGGTGTTGACGGTCGGGGTGTTCGCACCTGGCAAACTGCGCGTCAGAGAGACATCCCTAGCGGCGTTCTGGACACCAGACTCAACCTGAGCGATGCCGTAGCCAAGCCCCTGATTGCTCTGGGTGGCAGACAGTTTCGCCATGTCAGCCAACTGCGTTGCTCCCTTGAACGTAATACCGCCCAGACCAACACGGCTGGCGTAGTCCTGAACGTCTGCGGTTGCCACAGCTCGCTGGAGGTCGGGCAGGGTTTCCTTGGGGTTGGCGTACCACGCAAACAGATGGTGCGTATCCACGCCGAACTCTTTTTTGAGCAATTCTTTGACCTGCGGATCGGAGTTCTGAACTGCCGAAGCGATGTCGGATACTCGCTGGGTGAACTCTGGGGCAGTGACGTTACCCATTAGCAACTTGCCAATCTGAGCCTGCGTCGGGGTAAAGTTGCCGTACTGCTGGGCCGCACCAGCGACCGATTGGCTGTAGGTACGGTATTCGTTCTCCGTCATGTGAACGTGACCAGGCTTAGAGTTGTACTCGGCCAGACCTGCGAAAGCAGTCTTGTACGTCTGCGTCTGACGGATGTTGTTCATAATCTCGTTCACGTTGGTCATGCCAACCTTAGTGGCGAGGTTGTTTACCAAAGTGTTCATCTCAGGCGTGTCAATGCCCCACATCTGTAGGTAATTGTCGGCGTTGGCAATGGCGGTGTACTGAGCCGACTGCGTTCCACCGAGAAGCACCGGCTGGTCGCCCTTGACGAGTTGGTTCTTGTAGAAAGCAACAGCCTTGGCCTGGTCAGTGTTGACAAGCAACTGCTCAATGTAGGGAACGTTGAGTTTGGAAACGTCACCCTTTTGGTCTTGCAGGAACGGCAACAAGTTGTCAAGACGGCTTGTGAGATTAGCCCCCATCTCCTTGCTGGTAAGACCCAGCTCAGAGTACAGCGAGGTGGCTACGTTCTGTGGCAGTGAGTCAATGGCGTCCTTGACCGAAGTGGATGTAAGGTCGCCTGCGCTGTTGAGCGTCATGGGAATCTTCATCCCAGCGTACTTGCCGTAGACTGCGGCGTTGTTGGGGATGGTCAGTTCCATGGTACTCGTAGTCGTACCACTCACCCCCATTGTGCCGAGGATGCCTAAACCAGCACCACCTGATGGTGTCGTTGTGCTTGGTCCGGTGACTCCCGTTACTCCTGTAGACATTACTTACCCCCAAATTCGCTGTGAATCTTTTCTAGTACCATGCGTCGAGCGGCGACACCTTGATCGCTGTGTGTCCAACCGAAAGATGGTTCGGTCTTGAGATAACTCGTCCAATCGGACAGGCT